TCACGTGTCCAAACTTTTGAATCGTGTGAAAGATTTTCACTAAGCATAGATGAAGGATACAGTGATGCGTAATCTACACAAGCTACAGGATTATCAAGATATAAATCACATTTTGGATCCAAAACAATTGCTCCTTCATATCCTTCGTCACCAACCCCCTTTTCAATGACAGGCATCAATGTTCCTTTTTCACGACATTTCTTTGCGATATAACTTGTTAACTTAATTCCTTGTCCTCGCATTACCAAGAAATTCATGGGAACGCTACAAATATTTGCCATCTCCACAAAACCAGTAATTATATCCACCTTGTTCATTAGATAATGAACTAAATTACAATCCTGAATACAGTATTTTGCGATAACTGCTCTGTCATCATCACTGCCTTTTGTCATTTCAAATATGTCTTTGGGAGTTACATCGTCTTTTGCGAGACACCACCTAACCTTTTTTGTCATATCTGGACTAATATCAATCTGTGAAATTTCAAAACATTTGTCCTTTTTATTTACCTTAGAAACGATAAATTTTGCGCCATCGTCGTAGTAATCCACTGTATGACCTATTTCCTCAAAATGAACATAACTTCCCTCAAGTAATCCAGTCAAATTGTTGGTATGAATGGTAGTAATCTTTTTCTTTTTATCAATTTCAAGATTCTTAACTCCATCTCCTATAAAGTGACCGGCTACATAATCCAATTTGTAAGAAACCAAGTTTTCTTCACGTCTGAAGAAGTTATACAAATCTACTTGAAGACGACCATTCATTTTAATAAATCGTAAATCATGTTGTCCACTCGCAATTTGAATACTACTCTCTTCTATTTTATATTCATTGGTTGTATAATCACGATTAGCACAAACCTCGTCCTTATTACGAGATAATTTTAAAAATTCGGCTACACAACCAGTCTCTTCTGCTCTGCGAAACATGAACTCATAATCAAAACCAAATATGTTATATCCAATAATAATATCAGGATTTTCTCGTTGAATCATTTTTTGCCATGCGAGGAGAACTTCACGTTCAGAATCATAGGTTTCCAGTTCTGTATTTTCTTGAGGAAGTTTACTACTTCCGTTTAAAACTATACAATGGTTGTAATAAGGATCTTTATCTCCATATTTGAGGAAAGTAGAACCAACAAATGTTACTTTATCACCTTCCAATCTTGGAAATATACGGTTTGATAAACCTGTAATTTCACGAATTTTTTCTTCTCTTTCCAGCTTGGAATCCATAATAATTTCTACAATTGTAGCTTCTTTTTTGTTTTTTTTATTTTTTTTGTAGAAAGATGGGACAAAATTTCCATTATCGTCGTCTTCATTCAATCTTCCAAAACTTTCTTCTATTGTTAACAGTTTGCTTAATTGAATATCTTTTTCGGATGTCATAGACACTGATGTTGTTAGCCAAGTTTCTATCATTACTTCGACTTCGTTTTTCTTAGGAATGTGTTTGGGATAAACCAAATCAACAGCACGTTGCGGTTCTCCATAACCAAAAGCAGCTGAAATACATTTTGATAAAATTACACTACACTGTTCCTCGCTCAAAGATTTATTATCCAAACCTTCCAAATGTTCCATTAGATTTCCTGCCAGTTTCTTATATGATTTAATAGGCACTGGAAAATCACCATGACTACTACTGGCTTCAATATCAAAACTACATATTTTGAAAGGAACACGTGTTTCCTTTTGATTTAAAGGAACTATATCTTTGTAACTAATTTCGAATTCATAATTACAAGTGGTTTTCATATCATATTTATTCTCCATAGTTTTACGTTTTGGTAAGCAAACCCAGCCAGAAGGACTTACTTCTTGAATATGAAAGAATCTCAAAAGAGGTGGAATATTCGCTTCATATAAGTAAGTGTTTGTCTTTTCAAAAATTAATCCATCCTCCTTCATTTTTCTATCACTTCGTCCATCAGGAGAAGTAGCATATGCTCCATACCATAGTCCCTTAGCTTTATTGAAAGCATTAATGTTTTCAAATTCTAAACGCACAAATTTATGTTCTTTACCTCCATCGAAACCATACAACTTTTTCTTTTTAATAAGTTTACATCCACTTAATGAATCACAATAGTATTTTCCTAATTTATCCTTTATCATGTTCATAAACTTAGTCTTATGAGATTGTGTCCAATGGTCATCAACTTTGGCATAGAAATAGGGTTTAAATCCAGTTACAAATATACAACAGGTTTCTCCTTTTTCATTGATGCCAAACATTTGAATCATGAATTCAGTCTTGTCCTTAGACTTCTTAAATTCACTTTCGTCATTGCTATCACTATCAGATTCGGAACGATCTTCACCGTAAACATTAAAATCAAACAACCGAAATTCTTTGTCTTCACTCATTTTGATTTGTTTGAGTATTATATATATCTGTTTAATCTTACAGAGATATATCTAAATTATTCATTTTTATTGATTAAGCTGCCACAGCAGCGCCGTCAGCTAAGGAGTCAGTTGTTATTCCGATTAGATCCTCTTCAGCAGATACAAGGTCAGATGTTTTCTTTTTTTTACCATTAATTTCTTTAGATTTTGGTTGAGGAACATAATGATGTGTTATTCCCATTTTGTCTGTAGCTCTATATGTTGGTTGGATTACAGCTTTGTAAAATTTCTTTCGCAATGTCCCTGCTTTTTTTTTTCGGTTGGTTCTTTTTTTAGTTTTTCTTTTATTTTTTTTTCTTCTTTTTTTAGTTCTTCGTGTCCTTTTTAATTTTCTTTTTGTTTTAGTTTTTCCTCCTTTCATATGGGAAATAGCTCCTTTTCCTTGTTTGGTTTTAATCCATTTCAAAAATGAATCATATGATCTATCAGCTGTAATTTCTTGACAACTTTCATAATCTTCACATGTGTTTCCTTTAACATACCTCATTGTGGGAAACCCAGATAAATCTCCTACTAATTTTTTGTGATTAATATTATTTAAATTAGACATTTCAATATCAAACACACCAATATCGTCTCTTCCTGAGAATTGGTTTGCCATTTTTTTCCATTTGGGATGTGTCTCCGAACATGGTCCACAACCATCCATATATAACAATACAAACGATGGGTTATCTGAGCTTAAATAATCGTTTACTGATGACACATCTGTTTGTGGGGCAGAATTAGGAATATGAATAACAGGCATTAGTATATAAAATACATAGAAATTATTTGTTGTAAATTTCTTTTACTGATAATATATATATGTCCTATCGCACTATATTTATTATAATATGTATCGTCTTGGCGGTTTTATTTATTTGCCAGACTCAGGGAAAAGAAGGGATGGTAGGGTCAATGAAGCCCCGCTGTCCTAACGTATTAATACAAAAGGGACCTAAAATATATCTATATAATACCAAAATAGCTGAGGTGCCTGGGGTAAATCCAATCATGTTCAATAATTTAGAAGAATATACTCAATTCATCGACTGGCAGCGTAGTCAAGGAATCAGATGTCCAGTCTTATATTTACAGGAAACTTATGACGCATCGGGAAAATTAGTTTGTAAAAGTAGACCATGCACCATGGAACCTCAAGGTGGATTACCTCCAACTAATACTCCTGTTAACCCAACTACTTTTGAAGCAGCATTATCCAGTGATGCCGGTTCTGGACCTGGGGTAGGAGTGGACGATGCTGATTCAAATGCCAGACCTGGCAGTAGTGCTGATATTGGAGCAAATCGTTATCCCAATTTACCAAGACGTAAACTTTTAGACGCTGGGCACGATGACCCTCCTTTCAACCGTGGTCATTATCCATCCTATGATTCATCTCCTTTTTATAGAGGGATACATACTCCATTAGATCAATTAGATGTTATTGAAGAAAGTAAACCTGTAAGTAATAATGCTATGGATCCTAACTGGGGAGGAAAAGAACATACCGAAACTTTGATTGAAAGTGGATTTTATAAAGACAATGAAGTGTATCACTACGCGTAAATATTTTTAACTAAGTAAATTTATTCATTTGTTGAAATTAATAAATTAGATTATTAGTGTTGATTTACTGATAAGGCTCTACTTCAATTTGTCCACCTGGCAACATTCTCATTTTCTTTAGGGGAGTGGGTTGACCTTTAGTTTTAACTGCCTTCTCGTAATCTTTCACTCCATAAAGTATGTATTGATTGGTCTTAACTTTACGAGCCGCATATTTCTTACCCTCAACCATGACTGGTTCAGCTTTCCATGTTATTTTTGTTTCATTAAGATTGGCTATTACATCATCCTCATCTTTTTCAATATCTGGATTATATGCGAAAGAAGTATTAGAAGGTTCCCCAAAGGTAAGACATTGTAATCCCTCTTTCTCATTCTTGCTTTCAAAGATCGAACAATCAATAGCGGATTCTTTTACCGCTACAGTCAATTGGGAATTAATTTCCTCTTTGATTACAGATATTTCATACAAAAACTCGTCACTTGTAAGAGGAATTGAAGGATCTTTTTTACTTCCGTCTTTAAGTTTTAAATCCTTGGCATCCTCACCTTCTATTTGTTCACGTGTAAAGGTCATCAAATAAACAAACACTTCCACTGTTTGGTATTGTTCTTCTAAATCTTTATGACTACAAATACGTCTTGCTCTTCCAATAACTTGCTCTATACGAACAGGGTGCCAATATGGTTCTACAACATGAACATACCTTGTATTGCGTAAATTAATTCCTTCAGAACCAGAAGAAGAAATCATGAACACTTTGATTATTTCACCCATATTATTATCGTTAGCAATCATGCGTAATTTATTAGCAATATTTAATGGGATATCATCCCAAAATCCATTGTAAATTTTCAAAATAAGTTTTTTCTCTTCATCACTTTCTGTTCCAGTATAAAGGGCAAACGTTGGTTTTCCCAAATCTTTTTCTGAAATGTCAAGGTCCCAACCTTTATCAGATGTTTTCTTCACACGGAATCTCGCAAATCCGTTCGCTTCTAATGTCATTGACAATAATTCAATTCCTTCTAATGTTCGGAACTGACTATAAATTAGATGGAGTCCCTCGTATTCATCCTCTTTTAAATTTTCCAAAATAGTTAAGAATTTTGGACTATATTTTTCTAATCCATCCTTGGACAGATATTCATTAGCGTTAGCTCGAATGTCTTCAATAGCGTCTTGTATGCGTTCTGTGTATTTTTTATCAGCAACCGCTCCAAGAGCTTCGTCACCTTCAACTTCTCCTTCCTTGTCGTCATTTAAATCAACATCTTTAATTTTTTCTTGCGCCTTTTTGATAACTTCAGTTTGAGCTTGTTCTCCTTTGTCTTCTTCACCTTCAGTTATCATCTTTTTATCGTCACGAGGCATTGGCCTTCCTGGCTCTGGTGGCATTACAAAATTACAAAACAATCGTGAGAAAATACGATAGGTTGATGTTGCTTCCTTGTATATACCATCTTTATCGAATTTACCCTTTTTTGACTTTGAAGATTTTTCAGATTTTCGTTCAGTGGATCTTGCTGCTTCATAAACTTTGAATTGGTAATTACTCATAGGGATTTTTATAACATGGTAATATTCAAGAGTTTTTTCATAACGTGGCATAAGTCCTTCTTGAGGACTGCGATAATATGAAGTCAAACCAATAATTCGCTTTTTAAATACATTTGTATTTATTAAACCTTTTGTATTAGGATCAATGAATTTATTTACAAATTGTTCCAGTTTATCAGGTAAAGCCTTGTAGTTTCTTATTTTTATAAGTTTTGAATTTACTTCTATACCCTCTCTATCCAAAAGTTCTACAATTTTTCTCTCAAATGCGTTATCACTAATGAAATTTGTATCAAATTCACTTTCACCTTCTTCGTTTCTAATTTGATTTGTTACACCATGGTATCCAGTCTTTACTTTCACTTTGTTTTTGAATCCTAAAGGATTACGAGTGATTGTAATCTTCTTTCCGGAAGGTGAATATTCAAGGTAATCAAGAATTTTTTCGTTTATTAACATCTTTTGGAGAGTTTCTGTTGTAACTTTCTTTGATGTTTTAACTACTACAGGGAATTCCCATGTTTTTATATATCCTCGTAAGATATTAAACATAATACCGAGTTCATTAGGGTAATTAATAATAGGAGTGCCACTTAGAAGAACTATTCGCATATTTTTGGCACTTAGTAAAAATTCATAAAGTTTTAGTGAAAGAGATTTATGAAGCTTTTCTTTTTCTCCTCTATCATCAACAGCAATAGGACGTTCTTTTTCTATTCGGTTTACAATTCTGCTTATAAAATTATGTGCTTCGTCTATAATTACTACTTTATTGTCAAAAGGGTTCTTGGTATAATTTTCGCTCATTTCCACCAACCTGTTAGGTCGAAGTCCATTATAAGGAATGAATCTGTATTTACTGAAAATCATTTCATTTAACTGATCATCGAGACTTTTCATATCCGTTGTAGTTAGACTATTAGGCTCTTTGGTTATGTCCATTAACCAGGCCCCACGTTTTCGTTTTATATAGTCCATAGGTAGGTTTAATACACTTGATAACGTCTCAAAAACAGTGGGGTCTGAAATAAACTCCCAATGTTGTTTTTTTTTATACATGAAATCTCCACATTTTTTCAATTCTTCAATATAATTTTCACGTAAAGATTTTGGAGTCATAACAATAACTTGCCTCTTGGATTTCATTCCCTCGGCAATAGCAATACTGGAACAAGATTTTCCAGATCCTAATCCATGAAACAAAAGTAAACCACGATAAGGTGTATATAAATTCATATAGTCTCGGACCAGCTTTTGATGTGTCAAAAGAGAAAATGATTCAGTGGAGCGCATAGCATCACACGTTACCGTTTTTTCTGATTCTTCTAATTCTTCCTTATATCGCTGAAACATAGCATTTATAAAATTGACGAATATCTTGCGGTTATTCATGTAGTAACTATCTATACGTATTTTGACAGGGGCTTCTTTGGCAGGTAATCTTTTAATAATTTTTTTTCCAGAAATATCTTCCCATTCTTTTGGTTGTAATTCTGCTATGCCTTTTGATTTATCTTCTTGTGTTATTTTGGCCTTAGGAGTTCGTCTCCTATCCCTATCTTTTCTTCTTTTCTCTAATTCTTCTTCTGTTAATTCTATAGCTGTATCTTCTTCTATCTCGGAGCCATCCTTTTTCTTTATTTTTTCAAAATCTTCGTCGTCTTCGACTATGGTCAACTTTTTGGTTGTAAGTTTTCGAACTTTCTTTTGAACAGGACCAATAGGCTTTGGCGCACTTGTAATTTGAGCCACATCTTCTTCAATAGCTGGACGACTAATTTTTACTTTAGATAATTTTGTTTGTTTCAATCTTTCCCTTAGGTCCTCAATATCAAAATCTTTGTTCTTTTTTCGTGCGTCTCGAACAGTAACCCCCCTAATATCAGTTCCCTCCTTATTACTTTGAAGAACGACCTCAACAGGCTGTTGAGGCAAGACCATTGGTTTGGTCATTAATTTATTCTTTACTAAACTATCCATTGTGTATATAATCTAAGGATATAAAAACCATGTAAGTGTATATCGCATACAATTACAAGGTTCGTGTTAAATTTTTAATTCCAAAACAAAAAGAAGTTGTCTTTACTAACTGACTTTGTCTTCATAGGACTCTTAGGTGATTCAATTTTTTTTTCAGTAGGCTTAGGTTTATCTTTTTCGTCTCCATCTTCAGGTTCAGATTCATCAGTCCTGAGTCTTTTTTTGGAATTAGTTTTTGGACTTTTTTCTGCGTATAAAATCAAATCAACGCATGTATCAAGATTACTTTTTACATCGTTCACAATTGATTTTTCTACATGGTCAGTCGTCATATGTTTACCATCAACTTCTTCGTTTTCACTATGTCTAAACATATGCTATATATACATAAAACTATTTTTATTTTAATTTTTAAGTTGATTGATTACCAGGATTATCAATATCTTGTAATGTTTTATCACATGCGAATTGTTCGGCTTTTCTTTTTATTTTATGAGTTCCTTCACCTAAGAAAACAAATATTTTACCATCTGTCTCCAACAGCTTATCTTGAATGGTTTGAAATGAACCCAAATCTTTAAATTGTAGAGCTTGTCGCCAATCCATATTGTGAATCGGTTGGCCTATACATAAAAATACCCCCATGCGATATCCTGTTTCATCACTTTTTTCCATTTCAATGTAATGTGGGGTAACCTTGAATTCTTTCTGGATTTTCACCTGTAAAATATTTTTGTAATTATCATCATCTTGAATAAGGGTTGTCCAATTGATATGCTTTTCAAATATATTTTCAATGAATACCTGAGCCATTTGAAATCCTGGTCCAGTATGAAACATCTCTTGAAACCACCCATCTTCATCGTTCACTGTTCTCTTATTGAAATCCAAGAACAATGCTCCTATAAACGATTCAAATAGACAACCCAATTTCTTTAGGTTTGTTCGAATCTTTTTTTCCTCGGCATGTTTGGATAAAATTAACCATTTGTGAAGTCCCATCTCGTAAGCTATTCTTCCTATAGCTTCGTTTTTAACTATGGCAATCTTTTTCTCTGTCATAAATCCTTCGTTTTCCTTCGGGAAACGTCGATACAAATAATATTTTGTTACCAGTTCCAAAATACCATCACCTAAAAACTCAAGACGTTCATTTGACTTGGTCTTGAGTGGCATACAATCATCTGGTTGAGGCATTATAGTAATATTTTGTTGTAGGTTTTCAAAAGCTGGGCGTTTTGTATAAGAACGATGAATAAACGCTCTTTTATAAAGTTCCATGTTCCAAAGCAAAGGTGGAACTCCGTATTCTTTGAGAATAGATTGAACATCATTCAATGTAATCTCAACATTCAATGGATTGTAAGGATTAAAAACCAATCCGTCTTCTTCACGGACAACATCATCGTCATGGCGGATAGATTTCTCGTCCATGTTTCTTACGGTATATGGTGTTATTCCGATTTATCTTTAAGCTGTTTTTAAAGGCATAATTATTAGTTGACGTCCAAGTATTTGATTATATTAGCTATACTGGTTTTGTTTAATTTTTTAGATTTGCCATTAGCTGCCTCTACTTCTATAGTTTTCAAACAATCATCTCCTTGTTCTTGTAAGTCAGCTATTAAATTAACTATAGAATGAAAACGATTCATCACTGCTATAGCAGCAGCAGCCCCTACACCAGGAATTTGACACAACATTATTTCACCAATATTTTGAGGTGTCACATTTTCTTTTTTGTTGCTTTTTATAACGTTTACATAACTCTGGTCTCCATTAATCGTGTGTTCTTTTTCCAAAGTTGTAGTATTATAAAAACAGTCTTTCTTGCTTTTTAAAATGTATTTAAAACTATTAATAATAAAATCCGCAGTTTCTGTTATATTGGTTGTTTTCCATACAGAAAATCCTTGATAATGATTTAATGAAAATATACTCGACATAAGTGTGGTTTTATCTAATCTGGCTCCATTCAAATTACCTTCAATAACAAACATAATATTATGATTATGGAGAGAATGTCCGTCTAAACGATATGCTTGTTCTTTGTATCTGCCATCTTTTATACTTGCCGCTAAATCGGTTGCCTTTTTTCTCTCTACTATAAAAATATCTTTTTCCCCATCAGTGAAAACAATATCGCCTATTTCTAAAGCTCCTGTTTCTATTTCTATATTAGCTAAGTCATTACACTTTTCTTGTATTAATGAAATAAGATCGTGTTCTCTACAATCTATTTTCAATTTATAGGTTTTTGTTTTCTCTTTAGTTTCCATTAAGTATTATTGTATTTGTTCCTTTAATAACTTATATGGAAATAAGTTATTAACTTACATTGTTAAAAGCAAAATCAATCTGTTTATAACTTTATTATTATGCTTAGAACATACCACGTTGAGCCATTCTTGCCTTAACTTGCGAAGGATTGCTGTAATTACCAACACACTTCAACGCAAACATGGTGTTCATATCTCTGTTGTTACAACGGTTAGGTCCACAGAATTGACGACTTTGACGTTGACTAACACCACCAGTTCCTACACCTCCAATATATCCCATAAGGCCTCCTTTCTTGGGACCTCCACAGGTTGCTCTATTAACAATACTTGCCTGATTGCGGGCAGCTTTGCCTCCACTCATGTATACCATGTTTATACAATACAAATAGATAAAAATTATTCAGGCTTTGAATATTTTTCTTAACTAATTTATTTATATATTAACAAAAGGTTCTAGATTGTTTTCACACGCAAGTTGAAATGGATAGTTATGATTTTTTAAATAGGCTTTTTGCGAGTATATTCCCTTACTTTTATCTTTTTTTCTTCCGTCCCCTGGGATAATTATATTATCAGGGAAGGGACCTGTTGGAGAATGAACTTTTAAATTGTATTTAATTATAAGTAAAGTAAGTATTGTTTGATGAGATCTTTGATACACGTTCCTGGGAAAAGGAATATTTGAGCGTTGGAAAGAAGGGGGTGGCAATATACACTCATAGCGAGTGGTATAATCTAACCATTCTTTCAAAATTTTTTCACATAAATCATTTTTTCGCCATATTGAATATGAATGTTGACACATATTTTTTTCTCCATGCTTATTCTTATCAACATTCATAATTTCAAATGTTTCGTCTTTAGTCCAATAGTTACATTTTGATTCCTCATGGTCACGAAAAGCCAAATGAACTGCTGGATAAATTAAATCATTATTGTGTAGATAATTTAATAAAGGATTTACACTATAGTGAAATCCACTCGCAAATTTTTTAGAAGAACAATCAGCATATATTATAAAATCATTTTCTTTAACTTTCTTTAGTAAATCTAAAATTATATATGGTTGCCAAGCTAATAAATATATCCTTTGTCCATGCCTTTCTTTTTCACTACCAAACATTTTATTCAATTTTGCTAATTTTTTTTTATAAAAATCTGTTTCGCTTAATATTTTTTTATTCCATAAAACAATTTCATCTATTCCAACCTTCTTGTATGTTTCTATAAATTTCCTTTGTGTTTTTTCATATAGTGGTCCATCAGCATAGCATACAAAATAAACTTTATTATTAAATTCTTTTTCACTCATTATATAATATCTACGGACAATTTATTAATAGGATTAAATTTGTTGATTTTTTTCAATTGGAACTATAAAAAACTAACATGATTTATATTTTTTTTACGGTCACCTTAAAACCCACAAATAGAACATGGGGACCTAATTCAGACACGGATGTAGTAGACCGAATAAATCGTTATTGGAGATGTATTCATAATAGTATGGAGTATCTAAAAGAATTTGAAATTAAACCAGTTATTTTGATTAATGATAAAGACATAACAAACTCTCCTCTTGATAAATTAAAAGAATATTATTCAAACTTAGATGTTCTATACACCAACAATAATATAGAAAACATCGATAACAAAGCAAAATGTGAATTAGAAACTATTTTATACGGAATGGAGTATTTCAAAGTAAAAGACGATGATATTATTATTAAACAAACAGGAAGATATTTAACATGTGACCCAGGTCCCACCTATTTTTACAAACAGGTTGTTGATGGACAAAATAATTTTGATTGTATCGGTAAATTTTATAATATTGCTACAGGTGAATTTATTTATAATACACTAACATTGGGTCTATTCGCCATGAGAGTAAAGTATTTAAAAAAATTTCAGTATAGAATTGTTACTATTTGTTCAGCTGAGGTAGAATTCGGTGAATATATTAGAACTTATATACCTGAAAATAGAACTCAAGAACTTGCGCAGCTAAATATAGAATTTTGTCCAGCTAATAATCCTAATATATTAGGTTACGCTTGAATTGTTTATTTAAAAATCATCACAGTCACATGATAAAAGTTTATTTTTTTCAAGATTATCTTTTAACTCTTTATACCCACCAACAAATATTCCATTGTTAAAAACCATTGGAAATTTGCTAATTGGTTTCCCAGCAAGTTCCTCTATCATATCCAAAAAAGTTTCTAAAACATCGTCCTCCTCCAAATAAGGTTCACAGTCGATTACTGTAAAGTGTATATTTTCTTGTTTTAATAATTCTTTTGACAAGTCACAGTATTTACACTTAGATTTACTATAAATTGTAAATCCTTCTTTCAAGGGTTTAATTACGTTAGGCTCCATGTATACTATTTATGAATGTATATATGGATTAATATTAAATCGTTTTTGAATTATTCTTTATAAAGATCGGAATTATTTATTTCTCCCAGTTCTGAATTATCAGAATCGTTATCCATTACATCTTTTGACAATCCTCTTTCTTCTATCATTTTTTCTAATTTATCAAACCTTTTTGTAATGTATTCATAAAGTTTGTATATTTCATGTGATTGATTTTGTTGTTCAATAGTCTCCTTTACTTGTTCAACAGGTTTCAATTTTGAAAAAATTGAAATATTATTAGTATCATCATTGGAGAGATCTTTGGATTGAGAAATATCAATTACTTCATCATTCCAGGAAACATGTTTTGAATCTACAGCTTCTTTTTCTTCAATTTCTAAGTTAACACTTTGAACCTTCATTCCTAATTCATCATTATCGATTTTTATCGTTTTGAATCCAGTAGTTGTGTCCAAATCAAAATTATCGGAAGAAAGCCATTTTTCGGCTTTCTTAGGATCTTGTTTTTGTTGAATATTTGATAAATCCAAATTACGTTCTCGCATCATCTTTTCAATTTCAGCTGACACGTTACCAAGTGGAGGGTCCTTTAAACTATCCTTAAAATTAGGTTCTTCTGGAACAGGTCGAGCCATGGAATATTGAAAGTCATTTTCAGCATTTTTTAAATCTTTTTGAAAATCCGTCATTCGTTGATTGCGAATGTCCTCTGATGTCATTACTTGTTTGGTGACAGGAGAATTCGTCACTGTTTTTTGTTTTTTTACTTCTAAAATCATTTCCCGTATAAAGTTTTTATTTAAATCCATTAAATCTATTCCAGGCTTTGAATGTTTGGCATGAAATCTTGGTAATAACCAAACAAATGTTTCTTGGGTTTCTTTCGTCTTTGGCACTGAATCATCATCGGCCAATACTTCCCATAATACATCAGTATTTCCTTTACTTAAAAATTGATCAGCCATTTATATAATTATACATAAGCTTATAGTATTTATATGCTTATATTCGCTTATAGTTTGTCCTCGTTAAAATAAATTTTTCTGAATTTCTCAATATATTTATCTTTCAAAATATGATTTTTTAAATAATAACTATTAATCTTATCTTCCAACATATGAACAATGAAATATATAGCATAGATTCCACATTCAGTATTTCCATATTGGTGTTCTACTGGATGATTTTGATCAAATTTGAAATTAATTCCTAAGGATTTTCCTTGTTTTGTTACCTCATCTGCGAATTTTTTTATATTGGCTGGTACACTTTCCCCAGCGCTGTCAAAATAATATATTTGTTTCTTTTTAACATTTATAAATAAACTAACCCAATGAGAACCTGGTTTATAATGAGGATCAAGGTTAAAAATAATTCCGATTTTCTTTTTTCCATTTTCAATCTGTTCTTTTAAATTAAATTCACAAAGTTCTTGCCAGATACATTCTCCATATAATTTCCGAGTGTCATAATCTATAGGACTGGGTCCCAAAAACACAAAACATTTGTATGCTTTCTCATATTGTCTCATTACATCTATGATTTCAGTGCTTGATAACCATTCATTGGGTTTTTTCTTCCAGCTTACTGGAGCAACCGGCGCAAAGGAATCCATCATATCTTCTCTGTCTTCTTTTTTAACGAAACTTTGTTTTAACCAACATGATTCTTTATCACAAACATTTTCAAGTTTTTTTTGAAGTTTCGACCAAATATCAGCTATATTTTGACCTTCTATAGGATCATCTGGGTGACGAAGATTCCATAATTTTTGTAATTTGAACAAATCTTCTTTCGTATAACAAGTAAAATCATTCTCTTTTTTATCAGGATTTGGGCTACACTGGAGTTTGGTTATCTTCTTTTGTGTTTTGTTCTTTTTTCCTCCTCTCACTTTTTTTGTCCTTTTTCTTGGTATCTGTTTGTTTTGTATTTTTTGATTCTTCTTCATACTTTGTATCTATATTTTTCTTTTTCCCAACACCTTTATTTTTTAAACTGGGGTCAGATAGGTTTACATTTTTCTTCCGAGGATAATCAGGAGACTGTTTATTTACTACGGTCTTTTGAACGAAATTATCTAATGTATTAGCTGTATTATACTGCATACTTTTTAAAAAACCTTTGTCTGCTTCTTCTTGCGTAGAATTATCAACAGTAGTTGTTTCCTTTTGATCTTGAGATGAAATCAAAATGTCATCATATTCTTGTTGTAATATTTCGGTTTTATCTAATGTTTTGAAATACTCAATTGTTTTTTTTACATAGGCAGTTAGTAAATTTGGTATTTCTGGGGGAAGAGTTTCCAAATTCATAGACGATTCTTCAGGTTCGGTTTCATAAATAAGACATTTAGTTAATGCTAAAATGCGTTTTTTGTAGAACTTCTTCTCTTTTGGTTTGACCTTTAGAGTTTTGGCTTGTAAATGTTTACGCGTTTGATTGACAAAATCTTTATTTGTTAAATACTGAAGTGTTAAATCATTAATTAAATTGTCACTAAAGGAACTCATTTACTTTATATTCATGTAATAAGTTAGCCCTTAATTTATTTTTTTTATAAACTCTATTACATATGGAAAGTATCAACATTTTGGCAAGAATAAAACCAAACCTTAAAAATAGTAAAGATTTATGTATTAAGACTGAACAAGAGTCAATTATCATAAAAAGAAATCAAAAAGGAGTTATTAATGATTATTCCATTAATCACACATACACTTTCGATAGAGTATATGATCAAAATGATTCTAACGTTAATATCTATAATTCACTCGGTCATAAAATGCTTCGAAATTCGATTAAAAATAAAAAGAATGTCAATTTTTTCTTATATGGTCAAACTGGCTCTGGAAAAACTCACACTTTATTAGGAAGTCAACACGAGCAAGGATTTTTAGAATTACTTTGTTTAGATATTTTAGACATTAATTACCCTATTACTGTTTCAGTGATTGAAATTTATAATAATAAATGTATGGACATTTTGAATAAACGTTCTGCTGTCACACAAAATGAAAGTAGTGAAAATAGATTCGTCATAAAACAACTAAAAACTAAAAATATTAATAACATTCAAACTCTTTCTGAATTAATAACTACAATTACTAAATACAGAACCCTTGGCCAATCAAGTGAAAATGATATTTCTTCTCGTTCTCATTTGAAAATAATGATTAAAATTAATCAAAACCATATTAATTTAATTGATTTAGCTGGTTGTGAAAAAGCGAGAATGACTAATAATCTCGTAGAACAAACAAATTATAGAGAAAATGCGTTTATAAATCAAAGTCTATTTGCGTTAAAAGAATGTATAAGAGCGTTATTAAATAAAAAAAACCATATACCTTTTCGTAGAAGTGAACTCACAAAAATGTTACGTGAATGTTTTGAAAAAAAATCTGATACTTATATTATGGCTAATGTTCCTCAAGAGGTTTATAATTGTAACACCTCTATAGATGTATTAAATTATATTTCAAGCGTAAAAAAAATTAAAAAAATTGAATCAACCAGACCAAAAACAAATCATGTTCCCAAAAAGGAAAATTCAGAAATTCCCTTATTAAATGGAGTAGAAAGTCCTCGATTTTTATCTATTTACAAAAACAAAGAAGCACTCGATATTCTTAACGAGGAAGAAGAAAAAATTGTGCGTATGATACTTGAAAAAAAATCATCAAAATTATTGGTGAATGATTATAGGTCAGTTTTGAAAAAAAAACAAAATATTATCGATTGTAATAATTTTGCTTTTCCAAAACCTCCTGGTAATCCACCTCCCAGAAGAAATAATAAAACACCCAAGGAAAAATTTATAAATAAATAAAATAAATACGTATTGAATTTATTTTATTACTCTTTCTTTATTCCAGCCATTCTTGTTTCTTCTCTTGTAGGAGTATTAAACAAAGTCTGGTGTAAATAAGCTGGAACACGTGGACAATCGCTAAAAGTTTGTTTTTCGAATAATAGAGGATGGTTCATCTGCACTGGTTTTGAAGTCCCGCATGGCGCAGCTCTATATAAATCACTTGAACTATTGGGAACAAATTCACTCTTATCGCAATGTTGAAGAGCAAAAATTTGATTTTTTAATTCCGATTCAACATTAACCTTAGAAGCATATCCAGACCAAGGAGCGGTAGCATTTCCAGGATTAAAAGTTGACCTCATACAATAGGTTGGGTCAACACGAAGTGGATAATTTAGTTCACGTCGAGGGTCAACCACAGGCATAATTGAATATTTGGTGGATACAGGTCGAACATTGATGTAGGGTTGAAGCATGGACGAAGGAACATTTCTACTATAAATATCAAAATTCATGTCTTCTTCCATTTGAGTTGTATTTTTTTGTTGAGACATCTATTATATACCATGTACAGAATAAAAATTATATTCATTTTACCGTAATATCCAAGCATAAAATCCTAAACTTTATTTTATTATTATAATACATATGAAGATTGCTTCAACATCATTAAAAAATCAAGAACGTGTATTTGATTTATTTGTTATATTTACCTACATCTTCTATGGTTCTGCTATTATAGGAGTCAGTTTTATTAAACCCTCTTTGTTTTTGACAGTTGATTATTTGGCCAAAATATATGTTGCTCTTTTTCTAATTTTAAGATATAATCCTTTTTTAAAAAAACCAAAATATACAAGACTTGATAGGAAAGTAAGTTTTCATGCTGGAATTTTTATTTTGGTTACTATTGTTACAAAAAGCTTATTAATTAATTATTTGGGAAGTGATTCTAAATGGATAAAGCAATCTGGTATTTGTGCTGCGGGACAGTAAATATTTCTGGTTAATCAAATTATTTTTAATCGAATAAAAACTAATTTGATTTAAAAAATTCTTGAAGTAAAATCATTAATTGTTTGGTTACTATTTTATCAATATCGTATTCTTCATTCGTTTTAGATATATAGGTATATTTATATGATTTAATTTTAATACGCATATACTCGATAAACTGACTTCGTTTACTATCAGTTATACCAAAATTAGATGAAACATCGTGATTCAAAAATCGACTAACCATTATATTTATAGATATATTATGGATATATGGATTAACTTTAATATAATAAACATCATCCATATTTTCGTAATAAACGTCGTCAATAAAACATATTTGGGTTCTGTTTGGCAGTTTGGCACACCGCACTAAGTCTGATGTTGTTTTATCTGAAGTAGTGCGACATACCTCCCTAACAATACCATTAATTTTGAATGCTCCTATAACCTTATCAAACAATTCGTAATTTAATTTTCGATGAATAAAAGTTTTAATCATTAATGTCCACTCTTTTGGACCTTGATTGTTTGTGTAAATCAATATTTTAGAGCAAAGTCCTTTTTCTTTTTTTTTTATTAAATATTTAAAAACTGACCAAACATTTGGACGCAAAACTTCCGGATACAAATCTAAAAGTCCACAAAATAAATTAATCTTATCAGATTGTTGAGGATTTAAATACCTAACTACCAGTTCATAAAAAATTCCAAATTCAATAAAATATCCAAGAGTTTCATCCAAATCAAATACAACTACTTTTGAAATATGATTCATGTTTGGTTTGGACATGTCTTATAATAGAGCCAGAATAAATATCCCTCTTTGTTTTTTTTATAAAGCTATTATAAGAGCACCCCGCTTCTATGACTACTCTTTCAAAATCAGACTATGTAAAAATTCTTAATTATTATGACCTACCAGTTCCTAAGAAACAAAAGCAAATGAAAACCAAAGCGGAAAATGTTCTTGCCAATAAATTATGTAGATGTATTAAAAAAGTGGGATCTATCCGTGATGAAAAAAAGGGAATAGGTATTTGTACACGGTCAATATTCAACAAAAAAGGATTAGTTAGAGAATCATTTAAATGTAAAAAATCTATTAAAAATGTTACTTTTAAAAAACGAAAAAAAAAGAATCAAACAAAGAAAAAGAAAAACTAAATTGAAATAAAAGTAAAATCTAACAATAATATAACATGACAGTTTATGATTATATTATTGTAGGAGCCGGTATTTCTGGTCTCTACGCAGGATACAAAATACTCAAGAAAAATCCCAATAAAAACATACTCATTTTAGAAGCTAAAAAGAAAAAATGGGTTGGAGGACGAATGAGTAATTTTGATTTTTATGGTGTATCTGTCGTAACCGGGGCGGGAATAGGACGAAAAGATAAAGATAAAAATTTAATTCGATTACTTAAAGCTCTCCGTATTCCATTTTCCGAGTTTACTTACAAGTTCAAATTTGCTGACACTTTACCTGAAGAAAAACAAGTTAATATTTTAGAGGTATTAGAACTTCTCAAGAAGAAATTTAAAACAAAATCAGCCAAAAATAATTGTTTGACCTTCAAAGAGTTTGCCAAACCTATATTAGGAGACAAAACTTATCAAGCTTTCTTAGATAGTCAACCTTACACTGATTTTGAAAATGAAGATGCTTATGAAACTTTATACAACTACGAAATGGATGATAATATTGGGGGATGGACTGGTATGAAAGTGCCTTGGAAACGTTTAGTTGAGAAACTGGCCAGTCGTCTTCCTATTTTATTTGGACATCCAGTTGGACGTATTTCCACTGTGGATGAATGCGGATTTGTAGTTTACACTGGAAATGGTAGAATGTACGCTGCCAAAAATGTTATTATCGCAACAACAGCAAGTACTTATCGAAAATTACTCCCTTCATATAAAATATACGATAATGTGCGGGGTCAACCCTTTCTACGTTTATATGGGAAATTTTCGGGCTGTTCTGCTGATGTTATGGAGACAGCTGTGCCAATATCAGTTATTGTCCCTACACCTCTCAAAAGAATTATTCCTATTGATCACAAAAAAGGAGTTTATATGTTAGCCTATTGCGATAATGATAATGCCAGATTTTTTAAG